CCACCACCACCTCCATCTGAAACCCTACCACCCCCACCACCTAAAGGACCTAAAGGGCAACAACCGAAGAAACCAATACCTTCTCAACTACATGTAAAAGATGGTAAATTCGTGGAAATAAGTTTAGATGATTTAACAGATGAACAATACGAAGAATTTGATAGTTTTTATAGGTCATATAATAAAGATAATTACTCCAATAGATTTAAACGTCAAGAACTTCGTGCGAAAATCAATATGGTAAAGAAAAAAGAAATATATGCCTATTTACCTGGTCACCCTAAGAGTCATAGTATGGATGTAGAATCGGGTGATCCCGGGTTTTGGGAGTGGCAAAAAGACGAAACACAAAAAGTGACAGAGGAAGATGCAAAAAATTGGTTGGATACAAACTATGTAAAACGTAATAGAGATGGAAGCCATTCGACAACGTTTCCTTACCATACATTGGCACCACCAGAAATATTAAAATTAGCGCGAGATAGACTGGAAAGAATCGGTATAAACACAACGACAAGGAATAAATATAAGCAGTACGGATTCGATGATAGAACAGGGGAATGTCACAAAGGTAACCCGTGTGATTACGACGGATATACGGGAATGAAACCCGAAATAGCTGACTTTTATAAACCCTGTTATGATACGGATAAATACAGTTCAGATAAGGAAAAGGAAAAGTGTCTTTATCCTCGACCGAGAGACCATCCTCTCGCCCCTTATCATCATTACTCCATTTAAAAAAGAAAAACGTCTAAAAATAAATGGAGGAGATACGTAAGTACCATAACGAGTCTAAGCGTCTCCTCATCCAATCGGCTACCCGCGAAGGCGACAGTATTTTGGATGTAGGATGTGGATTCGGTGGTGATCTCCAAAAGTGGCGACACGCCGGTGCAAATATAAGCATGTGTGAACCGAACCCAGAATCACTTAAGGAGGCTAAGTCTCGTGCCAAGAATATGAAAATACGTGTCAATTTTTACGAAGGTGATATATTCGCGTGTCCACAAAGAAAATATGATGTCGTGTGTTATAACTTTGCGTTACACTATATATTCGAATCACCCAAGTTATTCGAGACGTCTTTGTTAGCAATTAAGAATAGATTAAAACCGGGTGGTCAATTCATAGGAATCATACCGAATTCAGATAAGATTATCATGAACACACCTGTAAAAGACGAGTTAGGAAACTACTTTCTAATGAAACATACAAGTTCAGGAAACTTTGGGGAAAAGTTATACGTCCACTTAGCTGATACACCGTATTATGCCGACGGACCAAAAGTCGAACCCATCGCACATAAGGATATGTTTTTTACGCGTATGGAGGATTTGGGGTTTACTTTAACATTGTGGGAAGATCTTAAAGGGAACCCGGTTTCGGATTTGTATAGTAAATTTAGGTTTGTGTATAAGAGGTGAACCGTCAATTTTTATGTATGTTTATGATAAGATGATACTTACGTTACTCCTCCTTATCATAAACGTGATTATACTCATGAATATACAGGAACCTGAGAGATTATCTGAAGTTCGTGAAAAATACAGGACACTCAGGGAACACCTTAAGGAGACTAATAATCAGGAATTCAAAATGTTATGTAAAGAAATTCCAATTACCGCACACAGGCGTATGAATGGGTCTATAGGGTATAATGTGAGTAAAGGTAGTGATATAGGTTTGTGTATCGATGGTGAAACTAATGAAATATTCCACGTTTTAATACACGAACTCGCACACTGTACTGTTGATGAGTATTCACATAGTACAGAGTTCTGGAAAAAATTTGATAAACTCAGAACGATATGCGTTTCTTTAGGGATATACCGGGAAATACCACAAAGAACTGAATTTTGTGGTAAACACGTCCAGGATAAATAATGTTTGGTATTAATAAAATGCAATCGTTCGGTGATTTAATGAAAGCGTATTTATTACTGAATACTTTACTCGCATCTTCGAGTGCCCCTCTACTTTTAAACAATAAATGGTTAAACATGTTTATAATCATGGTCGTTACACCATTAGTCATTACTGCGTTACCACGTGGCGGTGATATATTTGGGCGTTTAGCCATAGATGCGCCATTTTTGATGGTATCAACCTTGTTAGGTATGGGTATGGTTGCGGGTGTTTCTCAAATAAACAAAAGGTTCGAAAAAGATTTTAGAGATTACGGTAAAACTACGAAGAGTACTGGTACTGTTTTAGGACTTCGCGCAGTTGGTTTACTGTTCGGATTTCTCGTTTCATATTTTATTTTCGGAAAGAGAATGTATAAACATTATAATGCCCCTTTATATTAAGCATATCTTCTCGCAACGTAAAAGGCAATCGCCGCGACCATACCGGTCGACGCTAAGCCGATTGCACTTCGATGTCCTTGGTCGTTCAAAAACGATGGGACGAAGTTTGCGAGTTTTTCTTGAACTGGCTTACTAATTGCCGCCGCAGCACATACAGCTACAATAAGTGCTTGGAACTGGTCATCAGTAAGGTTGAATGGATTTTTAGATTCAGATTTTTTTTCAGTCGTTTGTTGTCCTACTGGTTGTTGTTGCGCCATCATCATTGGAGCTTGCATATGCATTTGCGTCATTCTTGGATCGGCGCCCATCATTGGTGGTTCGAGTGGTTCCTCGGCTTGACCCATAATATCGGAAATTGAAGTAGAGTCCATCGTCTGTTTATTTTCACTCACATTTTTTTCGGGGGGTATATTCGGCACGAAAGATGTCCCTTGATTATTATTTAGAGATACCATACCGTCGCCATTGTCTGAAAGATTCATCGTTCTAACGTCTGTCGCCATTTATATGTACATAGTTTTTTGGTTTTAAATGATTACGCATTATTGTCCTGAAGAGTGTAGTTTGGATATAAACACCCGAATGTTTTTATGATTCTGGGTAAATCGTTTAATTTGTCGTAATCACACATATCATTATCTATATAAACAGTTTTTGTATGATGACATATATCAATTATAACACGGTACCCATCATCACTATCATCTGGTTTAAATTCATTATAAGCTGGATACACTACAGTGTTGGTATTTTTTATAGGTGTATACAGCCGTTTAGCAATTGATCTTATCATTTCCTTTTCGTAACTTTAAATGGTGTATTCTTTTTAACTGAATTTGGGTCTCCCACTTTCACGTTTCCATGTTTCGGATTAAACATCTTTTTATGTGTTTGCCAGTACTCTGGTGCACCGACCCTGAAATTTTTACGAAGTGATGCTTTATACCAAAAGACACAATCTTCTATTTTATTACTTTTAGAAGTATTATCCAATACCAAACATTCGTAATTTTCCGTACACGAATCCATAACCTTATTAAACATCTCAAAGGATGGAAAAATACCAAAAAAGTTTTTAAACAATTTTTCCCTATTTTGAATAATATTTTCACGTAAAATGAAAATATAATCTATATTTGCCCTGAGTGCGGGTGGTAAATCCATACAGTACTGCATGGTTAACATGAAAAATATCTTCCAATGACGACCATTCATAAAACATTGACGAATACATGTATCTTTCATAAACTTAGAATCATACATACAGTCATCTAAAAGAAGAAAGGCTCCACAATTTTTTTTACCCGCACCAACTAATCTCTTTTGTCTATCCATTACACGTTCAATAGCTTCTCTGTCGTAATCACCGTATATGAATAAATCTGGTATATACTGTTGATAATAATGATTACCTTCTTCTGTTGCTGATAAAACTATACCCGCTGGTAAATGTTTTTTATGGTACAGAATATCAGTAACAAGGGTTGATTTACCCGTATTACGTTTACCTATAAAAACACATACTTTATCATCCGCCATGTTTTCAGGTTTAAATTTTCTCAACTGAAGATTCATCTATAATATCGTGTCGTTTTATTTCATAAAATTTTACTCACGTAAAGTAAGAATGGCTGGTCGATTAAACCTTGCTATCACGGGTATCCAGGACCAATGGCTTACTGGGGAACCCGAGTTTTCGTATTTCCTGATGAATTTTATAAGACATACTAAGTTTTCAATTGAATCTATCGAAACACCTTTTGATGGTGATGTTGATTACGATGCAACTGTAGAGTGTCGTATACCCAAAAACAAAGGGGATCTTATTCGAAGTATGATGCTTAAATTCACTTTACCTAAACCAACGACACCTGATCAATCATTTAATGTAACGTATCAATCGACTGGTCCGGAAAGCCATAAATACTTTATAGATGGTGTCCAACAGGCAACATTGACTTTATACGAAGGTACGACGTATACCTTCAACAATGCGAGTCATCCATTACACCCGTTTAGGTTTTCCACAACGGCTTCACCCAGTTATTCCGATTACACAACTGGTGTTACCGATCCGAGTACATCTACTGTTACATTTGTCGTACCAGTGGGTGCACCATCAACTTTATACTATTACTGTGCTTTACACCCCGGTATGGGTGGTCAAATAAACGTAAAAACGCTTCGATACCGCGAATCTATAGGTGCACAATTAATAGACCATGCTGATCTCATTATTGGTGGTCAAACCATAGAGAGAATAACGGGTGATTATATTTACATGTATGACCAAATACACAGTAATAAAGATGATATTGATCAAACCCTCTATTTCTTAACGGGACATGGTAATTATATAGACGTGACGTACGATTGGGATTATAGTTTATTTTTACCCTTTTATTTCTTTAGAAACCCGAGTTTAGCTATACCTGTGTGTGCTTTAACAAAACAACTCGTCGAAGTACGTATAAAGTTTAAAAAACTCGCAGACGTCACATTATCATACATGAGAACAGGTGGTAGTGTATCTGATCCACCGTCGAGTGTTTTGTCTTCTATTAAAAAGGTTTCACTTGTAACAGATTTCTTTTTTATTACTGAAGATGAAAAGAATTTCTTACTTACACGCCCAATAGAATACGTTATAACTCAACTCCAATTGTCTCAATTCAAGTTTAAAGCGGGTGAATCTAAAAAATCTGGTATGCTTAATTTTAAAAACCCGGTCAAGGAAATGTTTTTTATGGCTGTTAGTGATGACGTATACAAATACGAACCAATAAAACAAGTTACCATGAAATTTAATAATAACATAATCATAGATGCCGATAATTTAATGCTCAGTTACGAACAACCATTAAAGTATTATACGGGTGTAACGAGTAATAACTTTGGTGTCTATAGTTTCTCGTTGAAACCGGAAACGTATTACCCTACCGGTCAAGTCAATATGAGTAGAATAGCCCACAATTTGATAGATATTGAACTTGATTCACCAGACGCGAGTTTCGCACACAAAGTTTACGTATACGCTGTAAACTATAACGTTTTACGTATAAGCAGCGGACTTGGGGGTTTAAAATTTTAGTCAGTTATACTAGTAATGGCTGGTCGTGTTCAATTAGAAACATCTGGCCCACAGGACGCTTTTTTTACAGACGACCCCGAATATACATATTTCATAAAGAATTTTCAAAAACATACAAACTTTGCACCATTCTTTGTTGATTTAGATGTTGAAGGTGAAGTAGAATTTGGAAACACTATTCGGTGTACCATTCCACAAAACCAAGGTGATCTTCTTAAGACAGTGAGTATGAAAGTTGAATTATCTAGTATACAACAGAATTTAGTAGCTGGTCTAGAAGGTATAGGATATGTCGAGTCTATAGGTCACGCCATGATTGAGTATGTAGAAATTCTTATAGGTGGTCAGGTTATTCAACGTATACCAAGTGATTTCTTAGCTATATATTCTGATAATTACGTTACACAAACAAAACAACATAACTTAGCGAAACTTATTGGTAAACCACCTTTAGAACTTTCAGGTACGAATGTAAGACAAGCTAAAATTGCAGGGTATCTAGGTTTAGCAACTTCTGATACTAAATATTTTGTTGATATACCATTTTATTTTTATAATAATCCCGAACTCGCTGTACCACTTTGTGCCATAACAGGTCAGGAAATAGAAATTGTTATAAAACTTAGAGATCTAAAAGATTGTGTTTGGGGGTACGATGCAACCGACCCTGCAAATAGTAATTCAATTTATTATTTAAGTGATTACATACAAACAAAAGGACTTATAAAAAGTTTAAAATTAACAACTGAAATGGTTTCTCTAGATGAAGAAGAAAAACAGATGTTATTAAGTAAAAAAATAGATTATATAATCACACAAATACAAGAGAGTAAATCTATAATACCACAGGATTCAAATGCGAACTCTATGGTTGATGTTAAACATAAACTTAAATTTAAAAACCCCGTAAAAGAACTTTTTTTTATAATTCAAAGACTTATAAAGGTAGATCTTTATTCAGTGAACCCTGTGCCTATATTTGTTACTAATTTTGATTATGATTCAGATTACCAATTGTATAACGGTGAATACGTAAATTACGAACATTTACAAAACCTTGAATTACAATTAGACGATTCCGTTATTTTAGATAAAGTTACAGGTAACGTTATAAACTTACGCGCAATACAGAGTGGTATACATCATTCAAGAACACAATTATTTAGAAGATATTATTCGTATAGTTTTGCACTTGAACCGGAACGGTGGTATCCAACAGGACAAAGAAATTTTAGTTTAATTAAAGAACAGGATTTAAAACTCAAGATATTACCAGACATCTTGGCTAAAAGAGAACTTAGAGTTTTAGGCCTAAGTTATAACATACTCCGTGTAGAAAACGGAATTGCTAAAACACTGTTTAATTTATAATGAATCAACAAGAAAAAGACGCAACCGAAAACTTAATTGAGCAAGTCCAGGACTCTGCTATTAACATCATTCAACCCGTACTCGAAAGAACTATGGTTCTCGCAGCCGAATACGCTACGGCGTGTGGTCGAGATATGGTACTTGGTGAAGATATGGAATATGCCATGAAATATTGTGCCATGAACGAAGTTGGTAAGAAAATGGGAACACATTTCCCGGAAATATATGAAGAATCTTCCGATGAAGAAGACCAGGAAGAAGACATCGAATTTGAAGATGAAGAAATTCCTTTTACACGATACAAGGGACGTGAATATAAATTCGTTAAGATGAATATGGCGTACGATAATTGGGGTGCATGGGAACCAAAAAATCCGTCAGAATTAATGTTAAAAAATGCTATAGATAGTAATGAACACATCGGAACCAACGGGGTACGTGACGACTTCTGAATATTTTAGATTACGTGATGATGATACAGATTCTGATTCCGATACAGAAACAGATTCGGAATCCGATTCGGGTACAGTACCTATAAATATAGGTATGTTAAAAGGGTATTTAAACCCAAAATATTATAAAGAAATTTTAGTCGAAGAAGATTTACTCCCCGATTAAAATCTCAGGATACTATATATAAAAAATGTCTACTGCTGCTGAAACTGTTACGCTCGTCGCTCGTGAACTCGAGTCCCAATCCCTCAACGCCGTTGTCGCCGGCTTCTCCTTCGCCGCCGCCCTCTCGTGGATGGACTTGGTGAGATGGTTGGTTAACCAAGTTGTTAAGGTTAACAAAAACGGTGGTATGAATTACACGCTTACTGCCTTGTTTACGACGCTCTTGTCCATCTTGGTCTACGTCGGTATCTCCCGTGTCTCTACACGTGTGCAAAAGCCAACCCAACCAATCTTCGCGGTTACTCGATAAGTTTAGGCTTACGCATAACCAATAATAAAAATAAACCGGTTGCGACTACCATAAATATAGATATAAACGCATCCCATCTACGCGGATCCTCTAGCTCGGGGATACTCATAGGTGGTGGAAGAGAAAAGTCTCGTTCCACTTTAGCAATATTCTCAAGTTTATCAGTAGAACACGTCACTGCGAGTTTAAGTATATGATTCGCATTTCTAAAATCATATGGTATTAATCGATTATTACTACTGTAATAAAACTGAACACGTAAACTTGATATCGTTTTTTGTGATCCAGAATCAAAATTGTGTTCAACAGTATCGTCAACACCCGAAAAGTTAATCACGTCACCACATAGAAGTATACGTCCTGTATAAAAGGGGGTTTCAGAAAATATGGTTTTGTTAAATTCGTCTGAACCACTACTCAATTTAACTATAATTGCATCGGCACCCTGTAAATTAATACTCCCAGTTTCTAATGAACTCGAAGTTGATGATACATTTGAAGCAGGTAAACCTAAAACATCGTGTGGTGTGGTGTACCCATTTGTACCAGATGTATAACCATTCGTACCAGTATAAAACAAAAATGTAAAATCACTCGACCCTGTAAACGTTATAGCATTTGTATCTTTATCAAAAGTTGCACCTGTAATTATGGTACAGTTGGTATTAATCGCCGCGGCTAATTCTTCTCCACTATAGTTTCCAATTGGTATAGTTACCGTTTGAGTACTACCACCGTTTGTCAAAACATCAAATTGATTGTTCCTAGAGTGTATGAGGTACTGACTATTATGAATACGTGCTGATATAAGTGATATTTTAGTCACGTCGTAAATAGGGTTTTTTAAGTGGACAACATAATCACCTGGGTTTGGGTACAAAACTGGGTCTCGTTCACCACTGTCTATATCTAAGGTGTGTACCTTCATTAAAATATAGGAGCATTATTTTAATGAGTGTAAATCTCATAATTTTTAGTTATTTAAGAAAGACTGTGAACTAATGGGTTACTTGAAAGCTGTCTTCTAGCTGTATCCAAACTCATATTTGTAGCGTTTGGATTTTCGTGACCTTTATAAGCATTGAATTTATGATAATCGTTATTTCTATATTGTTGTGTCCAAGCACCATTCGCAGCATTTACTCGACCATCAATTCTCGTTGTATCGGAACGAACACTTGTGACCATACCACCTTGGTTAAGTGCATCGGCACGAACGTTCATTCGACCTGGACCCGCAGTTCTATTTGGTTTACCACGTCTATCGTCTGGTCTGAAACCATATTTCGTAAGTTCTTCGGCTGTGTATGCGGAACCGTATGTTCTCTTTTCACCTATCTTAGTCGCCGGGGTATTCAAGTATCCACCTACAAAACTTGATATACCTGGGGCTGGTTGATTATTGTACTGATATTGTTCTATAGCACCATCGGCTTTATTTCGTGTTGGTTCTTGAGCACGTGTAAGTGCAGAAACAGTTCTCTTTGCAGATGCAAAGTTTAATGTATCAGTTCTCGAACCCGTTTCGGATCTATTTGTTGTTCTCTTTGTACGTTCGTGTTCCGCTCTTGGCGTTCTACCAGTCATGCCCTGTGCTCTGCCTGCAACTGGAGGAAGACGACCATGTAAAAAGGCTGTCTTTTCTGGTCTATTATGTGCAACTTCACCGACAATACCACGTCTACCACCCTTCGCATCAAATGCTGGACCTGACCTACCAGGTAAAGTCGTTAAGCGATACGCACCAACATTCTCTGGATTAACACGGAACAATTGTTGATGACCTCCAAATGCGGGAACTTCTGGACCAACACCCAAACCTGGACCAACAAGTTGTTTTTCAATTGGTGAAAGATTATTCATTCTCCCTGCGTCATACATACGATTTCTCATAGATAAAACTTCACCACCCGAAGATCGCTGTTGTGGAGCAATTTGAGCGAACGACCCCATTTCTTGTTTTGAATTATATGATGGTTCTACTAGTGGTGATAAAGGTCCCAAATACTCAGATTGTATAGAGACATCTCTATCCGAAAATTCTGAAACGATTTCAGGTTCTTCTATTTCATTACCTTCTACTGTGTATTTTTCGTCTGGTTGACTCAATTTTCTACCGGCATAAACTAAACCGGCTATAGCCATTATAGATATAGGATCAGCCATTCTTATTTCTTAGCGAGATTTTTATTGAGGTATCTTTGCTGAAA